ATTATCATCAGATATGATGCCAACAACTCTTTGATTGCCAAAGGAATCCATAACAGGAATCCCCTTATCAGGAGTAGATATAAATTTTAATTTCATACATAACTCTTATTATGAATATTTGTCTTAGCACATACATCTTTGTAGTGACACGAAGGGCAATGAGCAAGATTTGCACCATTCATAAAAGTAAGTGACTTAAATTTAGTTGCAGTAGATTTAAGATAGTCGGAGATAGATATCTTTTGAATAGATATTTTTGCTGGACTAGTAACAAAGTTCCATCCATATGCAAGGATATAAATATTACCTACATTGATCTTGGCTTCATTGCAGTAGTCTATAGCTGATAATAGCTTAGGATTGTAGGCCATAGAGCCTTCAGAGCCATACTCTTTCTTAAGCATTAAAAACAAATCAGTGGTGCCAGGTCTAACCAAGAATGCATCTATACAAGTATGATAAGCATTTCTAGGTCTGATACCAAGAGTACAATAGAAATCAATATTAGGTGCTATATGAGAGTATTGAGAAAATATTTCCGATAAGATTTTATGAGCATCAACGATACGCATATAAGTTCTTGCAGCAATATTTAGATTACCTTCAACCTCAGGATCAATAATGGAAAAGTATCTAGACGTAAACTTCGCCTCTAAACCTTGAAGAGGTAAATTGGGATTTTCAATAAAGTCTTTCATGACCATATTAAATAGAATAGCAGCTACAGAAGACGGAGAGTCAACATAGTTAGTGATATTCAAATCATCAAAGCTGATAACATCATCTTTAAATACAGAATCTTTATCATCCTGTGTAGTTAGATAGGGGCATATAGCATCAAGCCCCAAATCTATTGCTAAAATTTTATTAGACATTCTTACTCACATTATTCTTCATTGCCATCATCTGACGCATATGCTTGTCTCGATTGCTCATTGGCCATAACCAAATCACGCATCGCTTGTTCAGTCATTTCCATAAAGTAAGCCTTATCAGGCCAAGACTTCATCCACAAGTTGCCTTTAAATGAAGATACTTTGTTCTTGCCAAAATAAGCCTCAATGACTGGTTGTTTTGTAACGTAATCAGTAGACCAATGAAATAGATTAGAATCATCTCTCTTAGAATGCAGATCACTATACATATGTACTATAGCATTACTATCATATTCAAAGCTATTAGATTCAGCTAAATCACTATTAGATGGCTTCATGCCAAATGGTAACTTTCTATATTCAATAGTAGAAACAATAGTTGCATTATATCTAACACACAACGCCTTAGCTTCATGAGACAAGAATTTATATTTCATTCTGCCTTCCTCATATTGAGGGACTGAAACTAAATGCATATTATCTAGAAATAAGAATACATGCTTATCAGGATACTTATCAGTATAATGTTTTAACAAAGACTGAATAAATTCAAGACTCTTACCATTCTCACTGTCCATTAAGATATATCTATCTTTATCACTAAGTGCGAATAGCTTCTTATAAGAGATCTCTCTTTCAGCCATCAAGGCATCATATTCTATAGAGTCTTTATACAAATACGGAGTAGCAACTTTATTAATATTTAGAAGATCAAATAGTTCTCTATTACTATGATAAGCGCGTTTAGCCATATCGTAACATATTATTCTAGGTAGAATTTCTTTAGCACTATCGTCAATAGTGAGATAAATAGATATAGCATTCTCATTTAGATTAGCTAGATTCCAAGATAAGTTAACAAACATTGATGACTTCGTGTTGTTCACTAATGGTCGTTAATCATTAGCCGCACCATTACGTGCATCGCTACATATCGCTATGCAGACCAGACTATATCTCCATCCTATAAACATAGGATGCTTATCGTTTCGAGCCACTTGGCCCTACACCCATCTCAGGGTTAGTCGTTAGGCATTTATGGAGCAAGCTCCAATTTAGCACGGGATTGTCTACTTGAGAGATTCCCCGTTTAGATAAGTTACGGACATAGATTACTCTATGCCTAGGCACTTAACGTGCAATGCTAATTTAAATAGTTTTTTGAAACCAACCTAGCTCACGCCAAGTTTTGCCCACAAATGAAAGGGCATTAAAATCTTTAATCTGAACAGCAGATTGCTTAGTGATAATTAAATCACATTGAGACTCGCATCTCTTATTAAGCTGTTTAATAGTCAAGCCAGTAAAACTAGCAGCACTATCCCTACTGTGAAATTCACCATGTGGAGTGACCCATATCTTTTTATTATGAATTACACCGCCATTGGCAAAGAAAATTTTTCTAGCCAATGACTGTTTTAGTTTAGTTTCTTCAGAGGTTATTTTACCAAGACGAGTACCGTCATTAGTAGAATAATATTTCTTAAGAGATTCAGATACAGAAGATCTAGCAATATCGTCTAAAATACTGCCATTAAAAATATTTAATAAAGTGCCACCTTCTTGGATTCTTTTATAATTAGAAATCAATTCAGATTCTAAAATAAAAGCATCATGCTCCAATAAGTCAGACTTGACTCTATTTATAATAGGCTCAAAACCTTCATTTAGTATATTTTTAATACGTGTCCACTTTGAGACATTTTCTCTTCTACATCGCCAAGCATTCTTAACTGCCCTTAGATGCTCTGTATCTCTATAGTTTTTACCTTTACCAACATAAAATATTTCATCATTTCTTGGATCAGTATAAGTGTACACATAGTACACATTTTCATTTGTTGTTTCATTTGTCACAATAAATCTCCTTTATGTTTTTATTATTTTAGGAGTGTAACATATTTAAATTAGTATCGCAAGCACCAGTATTAGCTGTACCACCAAGCAGGATTAACTTTTGTTTTAGATCGCCGCTAAGGGCATTATTAAAGATTCTAAACTCATCACCAAAGTTGTATCTAGTATGAGAATCTTCAGTCTCTTGATATTGCTTAATGCCTAGTAAATTAGTAACGCGATTATTAATATCGAATGTACCAGTCTTGAACTCTTTCTCTACAGTCTGAATTCTATCTAGTGCAGATGCCAAAACAGATTCGATACCAGCGACTTGTCCACCAGCAAGTTGACTAACAACTTCATCGACAATAGATTTTTTAGCTTTTTCTATTTTGATATCATCGGCATTAATGATCTTACTAACTTCTTCGCGAATAGCTTTATCTGGCATGCCAGTATATTCAGACAGCTCACGTATCATACCTTCTCGCTTAATAGAGGAAGGATCACTAGCTATAATAGGAATCATAGATAGACAGATAGATTCAGAATCAGCGTCTTGATCAAAGTCAAACTGTTGAAGTCTCCAAGCGAAAGGATCAACCTTTGGCAATCTCATAAAGGCTTCTGCGCCAGATATTCTAATGAACTCATCTGGATCAACCTTAATGGTTTGCATAACACCATCAACTTCTACTTTTCTATCTGGCAAGAAAACAAATCTAATCTTAATATCATGTACTTTCTTAAGTGCATCATCAAGAATCTGCTTGGCTTTAATCATACCAGCATCATCATTATCTAAACATACAACAATATCGTAGATACCATGACGCCTAAACATATTAAGATGATTTTCGTTTAACCCTAGACCACATATGGCTACAGAGTTATATATTCCAGCATTATGAGCAGTTACTGCATCAGCATTACCTTCAAATACATAAATAGGAGCTATCTTAGTTCTGGCTATATGGAAGAGATACAACATCTCATTCTTTTTGCCGATGCCGCATCTAGGATTAACTTTAGTATTAATGAATTTAGTTCCATTAATAAATCTACCAGCTTCATCCTTTAAGCCATCAAAGTTTAAATTACGAGCAGCAAATGCTACAGGACGAGCGTACTCATCAAAGATAGTAAAGATAAGAGAACTAGAATTAAAAACCCTAGAGTGATCAAGATCATTCTCATCCATAAACTTAAAGCTATAACCAATAGACTTGAGATATTGCTTCATATGATTAACATCATGACAGACGCCAATGCCAAGCTTATTAGCAAACTCTGGAGTCCATCCTCTTTTATTAAGCTCAACAAGATGCTGAGCATCAAACTCCTGATGAACAATATAGTTATGAATGTTTTTATTCATATTGACTATATTCATCTCATAGAGTTCGTCTTCGCTCATCTTACAGATTTCAATATCTACATCATATTTCTTAGATAGATACATTACCGTGTCATCTATAAAGCCTGGACCAAGTAGTGGACGATGCTCTAACACATGGCAGGCATTGAATATATCCATCACAATACCACAAGAGTGGCATTTGAGTAATGGTAGATTACTATCCTTAACTCTAAACATAGACATAGAAGGGCTTCTATCGTTATGATCAGGACTTAAACAACAAATCTTTTTACCGCCAGAGAAATCAGTCTTTAATTGTTCTTCCAAATAAACAGGAAGGAACATTTTTATCTTGGCCAATTGGTCTTCTAGATTTTTTATTTTATTAAATGACATTTAGTACCCACAATTACATATGACCATCAACTGTTTTCTGTGCTGCACATAGCGTACTAAAGTTGCAATACACAGGACTACATTGAAAATCACCTATCGGATTTCTTTCTGCATTAGTTTGATATGCTTCATATTTAGTTTTAGCAATCAATCCAAGCTTGTATCTTGTTTGAATCTGTTCATCTGTAAGTTTATGTTGAAACTCAGGATCTGGTATTTCATTAGACTTTAGGTACTCAATAAGATTAGTAAATCTATTCTTAATACCGTTATAACTAATTCTACGCTCTATATAAGAGTAGTCGTTACCAAAGAAGTCCTTAGTAGTTATTTGAGGATAGAAGTCGCCATCATCTTCATAAACATTAATATGAAACTCTTTATTATTTTCAGGTCCACCACATGCCCTATCAATATAATTAAGAACAACAACATCTACTTGATCACTAAAAGTGCATAGATATATGAATGATTGAATTACATTAAGATCTTTAGGCTTAGGCTTTTTATCGCGAGCACCAACAATCTCTTTCTTAGCATTATAGTTAGACGAGCTATAAGTTTTATTTTCTACAATCCACTTACCTGTTCCAGTAGTAGCATTGTAGTTTGGGCCTTTAATTAGGATATCTATTTCACCAGAAACAAATAGATCTAAGTTGTTGAACTTAACAGAGTTCGCTAACCATAATCCAGTTTGTTTTAATTGTTCAATAAGATAATCTTCCCACATATTTCCAGCCGCAAATATCCATTGCGAATAAAGACCAGAAGGATCTGATTCTTTAAATCCCTTATACTTAAAGTATTGCTGTCTTAGGCAAGTACCAACAACACTAACATTGTCAGTTTGATCAATACAAGAAGCAGAAGAAGGATAGAAAGCTGGAAACTTTTCTACCTTAAGGGCAGACTTAGACAATAGATGTCTATTTATATGTTCATTTAAATACATTTATTTAATCGTAGTTAAAAGTTTATTAGATCTTACGTCTATGGAATCCCTAGACACAATACCTTTGGCAGAGGCTTCATCAATCAAAGCCTCCATTTTAACTGCCGTAGCAGCCATAACTGGCATAGTCTGTCTAAGAGTTTGCTCTATATTAGCAACTCTTTTCTGTAGATCATCTATGTCGTAAACCAACATAGTCATTGGCTTACCAGTATATTGCTTAAAGATTGCATTGATAACTTTAAGTAATTCTTGAGATTCTAGTTTAGGCATCTATTTTGGATACATACACATCGGGGATTTTATTTAGATCTCTAATGATATCTGTATTGATAGATGGAATACGGAAAGTCTTTATACGACAATATGCTCCGCCTATATCTACATACAGATTCAGATATGCTTGACCTTGTTCGTCAATACACTGAGAGATTTTATTAAATATAGTTTTTGCACGAGCAGTATAAGGAACTCCAATAACATGAAGACTTATAGTGTTAAACTTTCTTGATTTGCTGTTTAAATTAATTGATGAAATTTTAGACATCAGGTCGGTACAATTAACAGCAATAGCACCAAAGCCTCTAGAGCCTATTGAGAATTCACAGAAGGCTAATATATAATTACCCTCTTTTAGTTCAGATCCAATCTTATCCCAGACCTTAGGAAAGATAGTTAACGAAAACGTATTACCTTCATGATCTTTACAATCAACAAAGGCCATAGGATCGCCCTTACCAGTCTTATGATTCTTTATCTTTACTATTTCGCACAAGACATATTCATTTCGCTTCTGATTAATAACCATTCTATTTTCTATTTCAACAACAGAATAGAAGTCCTCTTCAACGAGGGAACCGATCATATCAAATGGATTACCAGAAATATAGATACCCATGAGTTCTTTTTCTTTCTGAAGAATGTCAAAGATCATAAATTCAGGATAAGAATCATCAATAAAATATTCATCTTGTCTTTTAATAAGAGCAGAAACGGTTTCCTTACTAGGCTCTTTGTCCTTGCCATTACTAGACAAGTCCATTAAGAATTTCTCGAAAGACTTAAGCATACACGAATGCTTAAAGCCAAAGCAATCAAGAGCGCCACAATGAATCAATGACTCAATAGATTTCTTATTGATACCTTTAACGGTAAACGATTTAGCAAGGAAATCTCCAAAGCTATTGAATGGTCTAGCATCAATAAGTCTCTTAACAACAGCAGGGCCTAAACCCTTAATGCCATTAAAGCCAAACAGAATAGAACCATCTTGAGCAATGGTAAAACCTTCTCCAGATAAATTAATATCAGGTGGAAGTACATTAAGACCATTATGACGAGCATCGTCTATGTATTTAGATTTCTGAGAAGGATCATCTTCTAGGCTAATACACGAAGCAAAGAATTCAGAAGGATAATGAGTCTTAAGATAAGCAGTAAAGTAAGTTAAGTAAGCATATGAGATACCATGAGCCAAGTTAAATGAATCGTTTATACCCTGGCTTTCACCATATTTATATAGGGACTAGACTATACCTTTACCCTCTATAAAAGTAGGGTACACATTGGTAGTCGTTGAGAGCTTACCATATCGAATAATCGACTTAGGTCTATCTCTGCTGATTACCCAATCTTTTACATTTTAAGACACTTATAAAGTTTCCAATACAAGTCACTAGTAAAAGCTCTAAGGGACTTCCAGCATATTCTGTGTTCATCGTAGTGATCTCGCACCACGCGGGCTAAAAACTTGATCAAAAATTTCTTTCTTTCTTGCCAAGAAAACATTTGCATTATTATAAAGATAAGCATGAAGAAGTCTTAAATTCTTACCGCCAGAAACAGTGACATATTTCATATGATCACTTTTACTCTTAGCTAAAGTAGAACTAATTCCCAAAGAAGCAAAAAGATTCTTTATAACATTTGCAAAAGATTGATCAGCGATAATCTGACATCTAAGATTGTTATAAAAATATTTTGTTCCATACTTATTTGTAGTTGTAGATTTAGAAAAATAAATACTACCATCACCATCAAAATAACCTCTTATAAAATGAGAGATAAATTGTTTAGGAATATCTGGAATAAACATAGGCAAAATATTTCTGCCATATCCATTTAATTTTTCACAAAATGACTTTCTGCACACAGAAATCCTGTAATGCTGAGAACCATTTGAAAATCCACCAGAAGATTTAGGGAGTTTAATTGGTCCATTAAATTCCATATCTTCACACATTTTCTTTATATGATCATGATCTTTGATTTGTACTATAACAAACCAAGGCAACTTCTGCGCAACATGACCATCTGCATAAATAAAACCTAACCAGTAGGCTTTCTTTTCATTGTCAATTTCATCAAAGAAATTTTCATTAATACTATACATTACAATTCTCCAATAAGTTATATAGGTTATTGTTTAATTATAATCTAGTAAATATTATTAATCAAATAATACTTAACCGAGCAAACTCTTCCATCTCATCAAATAGCTTTTCTACTTTAGCTTTATCCTTACCATTGGCAACCGCACCATCAATAAAGTCATCTTTAAGTTTAAGAAGTGCATCTCTATCTTTCTTAGCCGTGGCCTTTCTGAGCTCATCAGCTTTTGGGCCAGTGAATCCGCACATCTCCATAGATAGACGGGATAATTGCTCTTGGTAAACCAAGAAGTTATAGGTCTTATCAAAGATGTGATTATATTCTGGAAACGGGAAATTAAAGAATTCATAGCCATTACAAGCCTTTATATAGTTGGGAATAAGTCCTGGGATACCCATTGGACCTGGACGATAAATAGAAATAACATTACTAATATCGTAAATAGTTTTAGGATTACACTTTGCAGCGAATTCAGTAATACCTTGAGCTTCAAGCTGAAAGACACCTAAAGTATTTTTAGCAGGAAAGACCTTATAGGCAGCAGGGTCATCAAGTGGAATAGTTTCCATTGATATAGTTTGGCCCTTAGTTTGCTTAATATAATCAAAAGTAGATCTCAAAACAGATAGAGTCTTAAGACCAAGAACGTCAATTTTATTAAAGCCAATCTTTTCTACAGTACCAGCATCAAATTGAGTAACTGGAAGATCCTTAGAGCAAAACAATGGAACATAATTAGAGATAGGTTCATCAGCTAATATAACACCAGCAGCATGAATCCCTAAAGACTTAACACAACCTTCCATGTCATTAGCCATATCTACGATCTCTTTAATTAGAGGATCAGTATCATATAGACCCTTGAGCTCAACAGACTCTTTAAGAGAATGTTCTACAGACTTATAATGAGCAGATTCAGGAATTAACTTAGCAAGCTGATTACTTCTAGCAAAGTCTATCTCCATGATTCTACAGATATCCTTAAACAAACCTCTTCCTTGCGAAACAGAGAATGTTCCTATATGCGAGAAGCCTTCTTTGTACTTATTTCTAAGATACTGAATAACTTGGTCGCGTTTATTATGCTGGATATCGGAGTCTATATCAGGACTAGTTCCACCTTTAGTAGTGATCTTATATGTAGGGGCTTCATTAGTTAAGCCAATCAAGTAAGCAATACTAGAATTATTCTTATTTGGTAATCCGCTAACACCTTTCTGCAGAAGATTAAAGAGATAGTTATCTAAATCATGGATCTCTAAGTGATTAAGCTCAAAGTCAATCCATTCTCTATTGGTATTATAAAAATCTGAATCAGAGAAGTGCAAATCTATTAAAGTCCTAAGCTTTAATTCTTTAGAGTGTGCATTCAAAACAACCATCCTTTTGTACATTAGCCACTTCATATACAAGAAGAACATTTGCATAATGCTCTTTGTAATGTTCAGATCTAGAATTCATATGAGTCTGATGAGGCAAGAATGAACTAGTAGTGCATCCAGGCAACATCAATAAAACAGATTGAATTAGATAGTCATGCCAAACATTAATAGAAATATATACCGCAGGGCCACTAAGGCAAAGAAGAATATCAAATAGCACAAGGCACTTAATAAGAGCGATAATTGCCATCTTACAAGCACGCGGATGCACAAAGACCACACCGCCAACGGTAAGAGACACAGAATTATACTGAGCACTAAAGAAACCTACATCCTTGCCATTTTTATTAACGATATAGAGTTCATTGTCTATATTACGTTCATTGACGTGATTCTTAATATTATCGTAAATAGAAGATACATTTCCAAAGTCAATGGCAAGTGGATCAAATCTATTCTGCTCACAAGAATTCTTATAACATTCATATAAAAACAAAGAATCAGACTGCTTAGCAATTCTTAAAAAAACATTAGGCATTGTTGTATTCCGCCAAAGGATATCCTTCAAATTCTATAACTGGGAGTTTAGCTCTTGAAGAACTTAAAAATCTTGAAAATAACAAACCATAGATGAGCGGATCAATACCAGTAATTCCAAGACAATAGGATATTAAACATCCAGATGCGGAACCTCTACCAAGGCCAGTTAGTATATTATTGTTTTTGCAGTATTCGATAATGTCGTTAACAACAACAAAGTAATCAAAATACTCCATTCTGGATATAACCCAAGCTTCTTCTTCTAGTCTATCGTAATAAACCTTTCGCTGAGTCTCGTCCATGTTTTCACAATGCTTAGCGAGAAAAGCTCTACATCTATCCATGACATACTTTTCAGGATCATCGACAATCTGTGGGAAGATTTTAAGGTCTTTAGGAAGCTTAACAGAACACATCTCTGCTATCTTATTAGTATTTGCAAATGCTACTAGATCTTCATCTAAGTTGAAATGATTTCTGAGTACATGATAAGGCTTAAGATAATACTCATTAGGAGTATAGAACATAGAACCTTCATCGGTATCTTTGTTCTCATCAGTAAGCTCGCCCTCTTTGGCTACAACCTTCTTTCTATAGATGCCACCAGTATTAATGGTAACTAAAGCTCTATGAAGTTCAGACTCATGACTATATGTATAGTGAGAATCACAGGTAATTACAAGAGGAATGCTATGCTTCTTAGACATTTCTTTAAAGAATTTATTTACAACTTCCTGTTCAGGGATACCTGTCCATTGCATCTCAAGATGATAGTTGCCCTTAAAGATCTTATTGAATCTCATAATAGCATGCTCTGCGTCTTCCTCTTTGCCCTCTAGGAG